CCTCAAGCTCAAGACGGCGGCCAGCTACGTCGCCATCTACCGCAAGCCCCCGGAGGGGCCGCCGGGGGGCGGCGCGCCCCCACCGCCGCTCACGGACGGGGCTCTGAAATGAGGCGCCATGGCGGCCGCTAAGAAGCCTGCGGAGGCCGAGGCCTCGACCCTCACCCTCGAAGGCATCCTCACCGGGTCCAAGGGCTTCGGGCTGACCAGCGCGACGAACGTGCAGCGGGCCGTCTGCCGCGTCGTCGATGGGCTGCCGCTGGGCGACCTCGCCAGCGACCCCGCGGTGATCCGCGCGCTGGGGGGCAAGGACGCCTCGGCGGTGCCCGCGAGCCTGCTCGCCCCCGTCGTGCAGCCGCGCAAGGTCTTCTACATCGCGGGCATCCGAGGGGCGAAGACCGAGACCATCGCCGCCCACGCGGTGCGGTCGGCCCTGTCGGTCAACGTGTCGCGGCTGGGGGCCGGCGAGGTCCCCCGCTACTCGATCCTGTCGACCTCCCTCGACATCGCCAAGGTCGCCTTCAGCGACCACCTGGTGGGCAAGATCCAGGCGAGCCCGGTGCTCCGGGGGCTGGTACTCGAGGAGCCCACGAGCGACTCGATCCTGCTCCGCCACCCCTCGGGCCGCCCGGTCGAGATCAAGATCGTCGCGGGCGCCCGGGCCGGCGCCACGCTCGTGGCCCGCTGGTCGGCGGGGATGGCCGCCGACGAGGCGCCGAGGATGCACGGCGACGAGGCGGTGGTGAACTTCTCGGACAGCGTGCGCGCCGTCGAGGGCCGCCTCCTCCCCGGCGCCCAGATCCTGGCCTTCGGCTCGCCCTGGGCCCCCGATGGGCCGGTCTACGACACCGCGATCACGCGCTGGGGACTCCCCGGGGCGGACCTGGTGGTGATCCGGGCCCGGGGCTACGACCTCAACCCGACCCACTGGACGCCCGAAGCCTGCGCCGAGCTGCTCAGGACAAGCCCCGACACCTACCGCACCGACGTGGAGGCCGAGTTCGCCGACGCTGACGCCGCCCTCTACGCCAGCGTCGAGGTCGAGCGGGCACAGCGCAAGGGCCTGGCCGAGCTGCCACGGGCGGCGGGGCGCACGTACCTCGCGGCCATGGACCCCGCGACGCGCGGCAACGCCTGGACGCTGGCCATCGGCCACGAGGAGGGCGACCGCCTGGTGATCGACCTGGCCCGGCAGTGGCAAGGCACCAAGGCCGCACCGCTCGACCCCCGCACAGTGCTGGCCGAGCAGGCTGTGTTGCTGGGGGCCTACGACCTCGACGAGGCCGACACCGACCAGCTCGGCTACGACTTCGCCGCCGCCCTGGCCGACAACGCCGGTATCCAGCTGGTGCTGGTGGCCTGGACCGCCGCCAACAAGGTGCAGGCGTTCGAGGCGCTCCGCCGTCGCCTCGCTGTCAATGGCCTGGAGCTGCCCCCTGACCCCGTCGTGCGCGCCGACCTGATCGCCGTGCGCAAGCGAATCACGACGACCGGCGTGACCATCCACCTGCCCGACACCGGCGACGGGCGCCACGCCGACTACGCCCCACCGCTGGCCCGCCTGGCCTCGCGAGCGACGGGCGCCTCCGATCACAGAGAAGAGAAGGAGACCGAGGAGACATGGGAACAAAAGGAGATCGCAGCAAGGGAACGCAAGCTCCGCGAGCGCAGGGAGCGAGAGATCGAGACGCTGTCGAGGCTGTAGAAGCCCTGGCGGCCGCCTGCCAGCGGGGCGGCGTCACCCACCTGCGCCTGCGCCGCGGCCCCGTGGCGGAGATGGTCATCCTCCCCGCCATGCCGGCGGAGACGCCCGAGGAGCGGGAGGAGCGGAAGAAGAGGGACCGCGAGGAAGAGCTCTACGGCAAGAGGATGAACGATGTCTGAGACCCGCTGGTGGCGCGCTGAGGATCGGCACCTCTACACCATGACCCTGGCGGCCTGCCACGAGGCCTACCGCACCAGCGCCACGCGGCTGGAGGGCTACGCGCGTGCGCTGCGCTTCTACGCCGACAAGACCGAGGTCCACATCGGCAGCGGCATCGCCGAGCCGAGCACGTTGGATTTCAACCTGGTGCGGACCCTGGTGCAGAGCGCACGCGCTCGCGTGGTCGAGTACCCCGCCCCTCGCCCGCAGATCCAGACCTCGGGGGGCAACCCCGAGGTGCAGAAGCGGGCCCAGGGCCTGACCAAGTGGATGGCGGGGCTGATGAGCGCGACGAAGTACGACGCCCTGGTGCGTGGCAAGGTGGCGCTCCGCAGCGGGTGCCTGGGGGACGGCGTGGTCAAGTACGGCGCGCGCTTCGGCCGCCCCCACATCACCGCCCCCAAGCCCTGGCATCTGTTCGCCCACGAGGAGGACGAGCAGGAGGACGACGTGCGGACCCTCTACCAGGTCGAGCGCATCGACCGCGGCGTGCTCGCCCACCTGTACCCCGAGGAGGCCAGGCGCATCGACCACGCAGACGGCTCCGACATGGTCCCCTGGGGGCACAGCGGCGACAACGACCACAAGACGACCATCATCGAGGCCTGGCACCTGCCGAGCAGCCCCGACGCGAAGGACGGGCGGCACGTGCTGCTGATGCAGGACAAGGTGCTCGCGGACGACCCGTGGACGCACGACACCCTCCCCTTCGGCTTCCTGCGCTGGTGCGAGCCGATGAGCGCCTTCTGGGCGACGGGGATCGCGGACGAGGTGGGGGCGCTCCAGTGGCGCATCAACAAGCTGGTCGCCCGCCTCCAGGAGGCCATCGACCTGACCTGCAACCCACGGCTGCTGGTGCCCCGTGGCAGCAAGGTGAGCCCCTGGCCCCCGACGAACGAGTCAGGGGCCATCGTCTACTACTCGGGCCCCAAGGCCCCGGACTGGGACGTGGCCCGGGCCGTGTCCCCCGCCCTGGCCGAGAACATCGAGCGGCTGTGGGCCAAGGGGTTCCAGATCGTCGGCGAGAGCGAGATGGCGGCGATGGCCATGAAGCCCGCCGGGATCGACAGCGGAGAGGCCCTGCGGGTCTACCACGACAAGACCAGCGGCCGACGCGCCCCGTGGTCGGTGCTGATGCAGGGTCTCTACACCGACGCGGGCGACCAGCTGAGGAGGCTCGGCGAGCGCCTGGCGGCGGAAGACCCTGACTATGAGGTCGTCTACCACGACCAGCGCCGCGGGCAGATCGAGCGCGTGAGGTTCTCCGACGTGAACCTCGACCGGGACAGCTACGTGCTCCGGGCCTACCCCGTCTCCTCTCTGCCCGAAGACCCCGCGGGCAGGCAGGCCGCGCTCGACGAGCGGATGAAGATGGGCGGGATGACGCGCGAGCAGTACCTGCGCCTGCAACGCAACCCCGACCTGGAGGCGGACGACGAGCTGGAGAGCGCGCCGTACAACCTCGCCCGCGACAGCCTGGAGCGCATGATCTACGGCGACGGGACGTACACCCCGCCCCAGGGGCTCGACGACCTCCAGACGTCGCTCACGCTCACGACGCGCTACTACGCCAAGGCGCGCCTCGACAACGTCGACCCCGAGCGGCTCGCGCTGGTGCGGCAGTACGCCGCCGCCCTGAAGGTCGAGATCCAAAAAACCCTCCCGCCGGCCCCGCCTCCTGGCACTCCGCCGGCCCCACCTGCTCCCCCTGCTCCCCCCCTGTGAGGCCCGATGTCCACCGAGACCGAGACCGAGACCGTAGATTCCCCGCCCCCCCACCTCGCCCAACCCGGCTTCGGCATGGCCGCGGCCCTCGCCGCGCTTGAGCAAGTGCCCGGAGAAGAGGCCGAGGAGGAGACCGAAGAGACCGAGGACGCTGAGGAGGCGGAGGAAGAAGAGGAAGCCCCCAAGCCGGACCCCAAGGGGCCGCGGCGCAGCGTGGGCGAGGCCATGCGCAAAAAGCGCCACGAGAACAAGGAGCTTCGCACCCGCGTGAAGGAACTGGAGGCCAAGCTCTCGGCCGCGCCCCCGGCCAGCAGCCTCGACGAGTTGAAGCGCCAGTGGGCGGAGAACCCGCTGGCGGTGCTCAAGCAGCTCGGCGCCGACGACGGGGCCCTGCTCGACCTGTTGACCAAGCGCAGCCTGGCCCGCGGCAAGGTGCCCGATGAGGTGCTCGACGCCATCGAGGAGGCCAAGCGCACGGCCAAGGAGAGCGCCGAGGAGGCCAAGCGCCTGCGCGAGCAGCTCGACCAGCGCGAGCAGCGCGCCGCCCACGAGCGGGCGCTGGCGGCGCTCCATGCCGAGATGGCCGACCGGAAGACTTACCCCGAGTTCGAGGGGTACACGCAGGAAGACCTCGAGATCGGGGCTCACCAGGTCGTGCAGCAGATGCAGGCCAGGGGGATCGAGCGGCCCCAGATCCGCCAGGTGGCGGAGCGCCTGCATGCGGCCCTGGCCAAGGCGCACGCCGACATGGCGAAGAAGAAGGCGCCCCCGCCACCGGCGAAGAAGGCCCCGCCCACGCTCCCCCCTGTCGAGCCCGAGGGGGGCAAAAAGCGGGTCCGGGAGCCCACGGCCAAGGAGATCGAGCGACGGGTCTATGGCGCCATGGCCGGGCGTCGGTTAATCTCCCCTTGCTGACCGGACACCCGGTCTTCTCCGCCGCCAGCCTCCGGCGCCCGTTAGGTCGGTAAAACGCTGCCCGCCCCTGAGCGGACCAAGCCCAGCGACGTTACTGCCCGCACGGAGGTCTGACCCATGACGGTCGGCGCTCAGGATCTCGACGCAACTGCAAATGCCCTCCGGGTCATGTACTCGGAGGATGAGCTGAGGTTCATCCTCAGCAAGAGGAACGCGTTTTTCAACGACATCACCAAGACCGACGACTTCGAGGGGGAGTCGTTCGTGCATGTGGTGCAACACGGATACAACCAGGGCGTCGGCGCGACGATGGCCGCGGCCGAGGCGTCGATGTCGACGGACCTGGACGCGAAGTTCAACGTCCCCCGGCGCCGCTTCTACGCCGCCGGCAAGATCGCCCGCGAGGTCATCCTCGCGACCCGCAGCAAGAAGGGCGCGGCCGTCCAGCAGCTCAAGCGCAGCTACGACAGCTGCCTGCTGAACATGCGGCGCCTGCTGCAATTCCTCGTCTGGGGCGATGGCGGCGGCGCCTACGCGGTCATCGACAAGGCCGGCGTCGCCGATGGCCTGCTCGCCACCCAGATCCAGATCAAGAACGCCCGCGGCATGCACTGGCTGGAGAAGGACATGCAGGTCCACTACTCCGCCGACCGCGGCGGCACGGGCCTGACCACCGTGCTCCAGGACGGCGGCGCCGAGGGCGCGGCCTCGACCGGCCTCACCAACACCATCGCGGCGGTCAACCGCAAGACCGGCCTCATCACCATGAGCGCCAACATCGACACCGACGTCGACGCCGGGCACTACCTCTTCCGCAAGGACACCAAGGGCCTGATGCCCCACGGCTCGCGGACCTGGTGCCCCCAGGACGACACCACCGCGGCCCTCGACCTGTTCGGCCAGGTGCGCTCCAGCGACATCGTCCGCCTCTCGGGCCTGCGCTGGCTCGACGTGCTCTCGACCTACCAGGAGACGCTCCGCGAGGCGATCAGCTACGCGGAGATCGAGGGCGGCGAGTTCACCACGATCTACATGAACCCCGTCGACATCGGCCGCATCGACCAGAGCGAGCGCGACAAGGTCGTGCACGACGAGAAGCGCGGCGAGCTGGAGATCGGCTTCGACGTCATCAAGTTCCGCACCCCCATCGGCGTGCTCGACATGATGGCCGACAGCGCCTGCCCGCAGGGCTGGGCCAAGGTCACCAACCCGGCCATGTGGCGCTTCAAGCACCTCGGCAAGCTGTTCGGCTTCTTCGAGGAGGCCGGGCTCCTCTACGTGATCCCCGCCTTCGACGGCTACGGCTTCCGCGGCGGCGGCTACGGCAACCTCGTGTGCGACGACCCCAAGTCGATGATGTGGGTCAAGCTGTCGAGCAACGCGGCGGTGCTGTGATGAGCCAGAAGCCGCACCACCCGGTGCAGCACCGCGACGACGGGATCAAGCTCCTCGATTTCTCGTTCGTCCCGAACGGCACCAGCGACCCCGACCCGACCCTCTTCAAGGGCGCGGGCATCAAGTCGATCACCTACGTGACGACGGGCAAATGGGCGGTCGAGCTTGACGACACCTACCCCGACCTCGTCCGCCCGCCGGTCTACTCGATCCAGCGGGCCACGCCGGCCGCCAAGGCGGTCGACTTCCACACGGTGGCCAACACCATCGACAGCGACGGAAAGTTCTCCGTGCTCCACCGCGAAGACCACGTCGCCGCCGACATCGCCGCCAACACCAACACGCGCATCGGCGTCTCGCTCGCCGTGCGCAACCGCTCCTGGAGGCCCTGATGGAGACGAAGAAGCAGCGCCCGAAGGTGGACATCACCGCCCTCTTCCGCGGCAGCGACGGGGACACCGGCGGCGACGAGGAGGAGACTGCCGAGGAAGAGGACACGCGCGACGGCCCCGAGCTGGTCAAGAGCTTCTTCCAGAAGGGCAAGGCGGGCGACTTCGCGGGCGCCTACGACGACCTCGAGGCCGCCGTCATGCTCTGCACCCAGGAGAAGGAGTGAGCGATGGCCTCCCCGGTCACCGTGGCCTCCATGCGCCAGCAGGCGCGCGAGCTGGCAGGGCAGCAGAACAGCACCTTCCGCTCGGATGACCACGTTGACCGGCTCCTGCTCACGGGCCTGGCTCGCATCACCGACCGCCTCCACAGCACGGGCGGCCAGGAGTACGCGCGCACCACGGTCGAGACGAACACGATCGCGGGCCAGGCCCTCTACGACCTCCCTGAGGACTTCTACCGGGCTCAGCTCGTGATGCTCAACCAGGGGGCCGTGATGCCGGTCCCCTCCCACGACTGGCTCGACGCGGCCAGCGACGCGGTTGGGTGGCGCGTGCTCGCGAGCTTCCAGTTGCCGGAGCTCGCGGGCCTGCTCAACCTGACCGCCACCGCGGGCAACATCCGCTACCGCCTCCGGGGCGTCATGGGGTCGAGCGGCCAGGGCGGCGAGGCCGGCGTGATCGTCGCGAAGCGACAGATCGA